CTTGATAAGAAGGACGTTGACGGGTTCACCATAGCCACGGTCATAGGTTACCACAAAGTTCTGGCCATTGAATTTGCACCCTAACCTTCTGTCCATGTTTTTAAGGTCACGAAGGAAGGAGCGTTCAGGTCTTACGTCCATATTTAATCCTTTCTTACTCTGCGTCATCAGCAGGGATAGAAATCGCATTTTTAGCGGCTTCTTCCACGCCCTTAACATTAAAGAAATTCATTCCGCTTCCGGGGGTGATATTGCTCATAATGGTCGTGTGGCGGCCAACAACGAAGCAATCCATCATTATGCCTGTGGTGTTGTTGCCAAACTCAACAACTACCGTCCCAGCCTTTGCATTCATAAACGCGCAGTCATGAATGTAAGCCTCTAGCGCGGTTGCCCCGTCATAGATTGCACCCAAAGCCATACCGATTGAATCAAAGTTGAAGCAGTTGGCGATTTCAATCCTTGAACAAGCTCCTTCGATATTAATAATACCGCCGGTCTGTTCAACGGTTGTGTTATAAGCCCTTAAACCACTAATCAACGTATCGTTGGCAGTAGCCGTCAGGGTGATGATGTCAACTTTGTTCTTACCACTTGTTGAGCCAAGATGATAAGTATTGAGAATCTGACACCCGGCCCCGACTACATCAATATCAGCGGGAACGGTATCAATGCCCGGGACTGCAAACCCAATATTCGCAATAGTCTGATAATTACCATCTAAACTGATTGCATTGACCTCGCCTGTCGTGGTGAACGTAGGGCGCAACGGGCCTCTGCCCAAGCCAATAAATTCAGCGCCAACGGTAGTCAGTGCAATTTCAACGGCACTTGATTCCGTATGACCCGCCATAATTAAACAACGGTCATTTACGTTGTCCGTCATCGCTGCGTCGGCTTCGGCAATGGACGTAAAGATTCTATCGCCGGGAACCTTGCCGGAGAGGTAGTTGTATGTATTCGTCAACGAAGCCTTGCATACATAAAAGGTATCACCACCGTAATTCGGCTCCATTCCTGCGCCCAAAATCTTCATCGGATTGATTGCTGCATCCCACGCAATATTTCTGTCTTTAATCATTTTACATCCTCCATAGTTTGCCCCACATTCAAGTGGATACTGGTTAAGGGGAGCATCCCACTTCATCGTAGGACGCTCCCCAAGTTAATTGTCAAAAACCGTCCACCTGCTTAATTTCAATAAAGAAATTAATACATACTGGGTTCGGTTAAATCGGAAAGCATTGTGAGACAGTTCCGTTGCTCGACTCCGAGCTGGCTGTAGATCCGCAAGTAGGCATCCCATTCATCATAGCTTGCCCTTTGGTGAAGCTGGCTGCCGTCAAGATTGCCCCAACCCAAAGGCGTCAACTCATATTTCTTGATGATGCCATTCGGCTCGAAACAAATCTTATTCGGCTGGAATACAGGATCGATAAGCATTTCGATTGTCCCGTCTCCGCCACTGAACGTCAGGGTTTCGTAACCACCCTTCAAGACAGTTGGCGCAAACCTCACATCTGGCATAAGCAGATTGGCGTATTTTCGACGTTGTCCCAATCCCATGCGGATTTTATCCACTTTCATGCCGCTTCTCATGCGGGTGAGGTCAACTGCGTTAATCATCAGGTCTAACGTCAGTTCCCGTTTCACACCGGAATTTGAGATGATATTGGCCTTCCATTTTGGATAGGTTGCAACGGTGATTCCTTCAAAGGATGCAAGAGCCGTCCCGTCGTCGTAGATGCCCCCCAGACCCGTAATTTCGGTCGGGGTTCCACTGGAAGCCCATCCTGTTATCGCCCTCATACCGGCCTTGACAGCCATGCACCCGGAAGCGATTGAATGGGCGTTGGTATTGGTGCATCCGGAAGCAGTCGGGTGATTGGTCAGATAAGCCGCTAACGGGGTTTCAAAGATGATAACATTTGTCGAAGGCGTGATGGAAAGCACACGGCAACCTGCGGCGCAAGTCGCAGTCGTATCGCCTTCAAGAGAGGCGCCTGCACTAACATAGAAATCAACGAACTGGCCTTCTTGGAAATAACGAACGCCCATGTCGTCATCAAACGTGCCTGCCCATGTAGCGTTTCCGGTGTAGGAAGCGCCTGCAGACAGACGGCCTAACTGACCCCATCCATCCCAATGACACTGACGGTTGAGGTCAACGATGACGCTCTGGTAAATGTCTTCAATTTCATCGGCAAGACCATCAACAAAAGCCGCCGCATTTCCCTTTGCGATTTCGATTGCGGGGCCTGTAATCCGAATAGAACCGTAGTTGTATTTCGGGGTGATGGTTCCCTGATCTTTCTTTCCGGTCAACGGATCAGGCAGAATAGCGGACTCGCCTCTTGCACCCACGCCCTGCGCGCGCGCATATCGAAGACCGAAGACGTATCCCTTGCCCCCTGGTTTCCGGTCTGATTTCGGGAACTGGTTGTAAGTGATTTTCTCGTCATTGAACTGATTGGTAAGACCCTCACCATAGACGTTTTTGAGAATCTCGGTTAAATTACTTGTATCTGCATAAGTCGTCATTTTTTATCCTCCGAACAACCCCATGGCCGCTTTTCGAGCTTCCGCAAGGTTGTTTATTTTTGATTTGTCCTTGATCGGTGCGGCTCCCGCCGTTGAACCGACTTTGGGTATGTCCCCTTTTCCTTTTATGTAGTCCTGAATGACGGACTGCTTAAAAGCCTCAAGTTTCTTCTTTTGGTCGGCAACCATTCTGTTGATTGCTTTCTTATCGGTGATATCAATTTCGTTGAAAGGATTGTTGACCCCCATAAACTCCATAGTAAAAGTTTGTTGTTCTTTGGGTAGTTCCATTTCCTTCACAAGAGATTGAACTTCTCTGTCGTAATTCTTTAAAGCCTGTTGAGCCGCCTCCTGTTGTCTTAGACTTTCCTCTTTGTGCCTGTCGGCGGCTTCCTTCCTTTTAAGTTGGTCTTCAAGTCTGGCAATAGTCTGTTCGGGGTATTCCGTTTCACGTTTCTTTTTTTCTTCTTGGTCTTTCCAGAAGGCTTCATACTTGTCTAACTTTTCGGCCTTTGCCTGGATTTCATCAAGACGGTCTATGTCAACTTGTTTGCCTTTAATTTTCTGGCCGCTTTCCGCAAGTTCAACCAAGTCATCAACGGACTCCAACCCGTTCCTTTCCATTAAACTCTTTGCCGCTTTTAAAAGTCCCAGCTCATCTTTAAATCGTGGGTCTTTGTGCCACGGTTGCTCGGTGGATGAATCCGGCTTTGCATCCTTATCCGGTGGCGAATCCGGTTTAACATCCGCCTTTAGTGCTTCGATTTCTTTATTTGTTGGTTCCGCCCCAACGATTTCGGTATCCTTAACTTCCATTTTCATTCTCCTTTTAGTTTTTTTGTCCTTGCGGTCAACTATATTGACCGAAAAGCAAATAAAAATAATTGTTTAGGTTTCTCCATTAGTCACCCAACATTCTGTCAATGGCGTAATTGATAACAGGGTCAGCCAATGCGGATATAGCCCTCAATCCCATTGTAGCCCCTCCGGTAGCCCCCGCGATAACCATGTCCACGGGACTATAAGCATCTTGCAGGGCTTGTTTTTCAGCCATCTGTTTATGTTTTGCAGCAAGGGCATCTTTGGATAACATAGCCGTTGCGCCTGTGGCTATGGCTGTTGCGGTTTTTAATATATTCGGATTTGTTGGGTCAAAAGTTCCTTTATTGAACTGCGACTTAATCTGCGTTGGATTAAAGACTGCATACACATTACCGGAAATTCCCTCACCAAACCGATAATCACCATAATCCCTTATGTTTTGGAATATAACCCCATCATGTCCATCTTTTTTTGCCTGACTTATTATTTTTTCTTTTGCAAAATCCGTATTGTGAAAATTCTTAATTTTCTCAACATCTATAATTTTTGGGTTTTGCATTGAAAGATAAACCGGATATGTTTGTGAACCTTCTTTTGCCCATATAACGTGCCCATTTTTAAGTTTTTCTGTAAACCCCTTTCCAGTTCCCTTGTTGAAAGAATTAGCCATTGATGGCATATCTGCGAAAAACATTGCCTTTGTTATATCGTTAGTCTTAAATTCATCAAAACTTGTTCCGCTACCATGAAAAACACGCGACGGGACACCCGATTCATCTTTAACGGGACTTTTCCTAAACCACTTCATAAAGTCAGGGTTTTTCAGTAGGTTTTTTGCTTGGTCTAAATTCATTACTTCCCCTTAGTGCTAATCAGTATCGCCCTCAACTGCATAATCGCTTCACGGTGCGAAAGAGGCTTCTTACTGAACCCGTTTGGGTGATTGGGGCTTACTACCTTCTCCCCGCCCTTTACTTGTTTCAAGTGATATGGCATTGGTCATTCCTGTTTTTAAAAGGTCTGCTCTTATTTCTTTATCCTTCAAATCGTTCCGTTGTTCCTCGGAGGCTATCTTCTGTTTGGTCTTAATGAAAGTATCCGCATCAGGGATTCCGACAATAGGTTCATCACCCGGTGTAATACCCAGATATTTCTCGACCACCTGCGCCCTCTCGCTTTCCTTCAATACACCAGGTAAGAGTATCTTGTCAATCTGGACATAATCTCTAATATCAGGCGGTTTGTCTGAAATCATCTTCTGGTGCAAATCAGTATGAGCAATAAGGATTTGCTGATACCGTTCCGGCAATTCAGCAAATTCGGGAGAAATAATGTATTTACGATGCGCCTCAAAATGGGCAATATGGTTGTCATACTTGAACAACGGGTCAAGATTCAGAACTTCATCCTCTCCATTTTCCGGGTTCGGTCCGGCAAGCATGACTTTTACCTCGCCGGCAGCCACGGATACATTCTCCATCTCCGCCCGTTCAACATCGTTGTTTACCTCGTCGGTAAAGGTCGAAACGCCTAATCTCTGTAAGATTTCCTGTCGGACGTTCGGAGATATTTTCCCGTCCTCAAAGAATCCGTTTTGAATCATCTGCAAGAACATCTGCGACTGGCCGGATTTGGTCTGAATCAAACCGGAATCAAGTTCCAGGCGAACATCAGTATTTCCCCGTAAATCAGAAGCCTTGAACTTGGTAATCTTGACTTTACTTCCACGACCTAAAGTCTTTATTAGTCTTTCCTCGGTAAAGACTTCCTGTGCGACTAAAAGGCGTTTCTTATAGACCCTCGATAATGATCTATTGAATCTCTCAATGTCAGGGTAGCGTCCTCTTTCTGCTGTTTCTCTCAATCCCTCGGTTAGAACACCACTTGCGTTTGCTGACGGTTGTTGGCCTCTCAAGACGTTCTTCGGGTCGCCGGAAGCGTCCTGCATCTGTTCTTTCTGAAATTTCCTTTCCTCCAGGACTTGAGACGGTAAAGATTTCCCCTCTCTAAATTCCGGTTTCAGCCCCATAATGGGGTTGTATGACAAAGCGATAAACCCATGTCCGCCAAGTCCGATTTTCTTTAAACCGACATCGCCGGGGGTAAGGACTTTCGGTCGTCCCATTCCCTTGCGGTTAATGGCAAGTGCTTGGTCAATCTCGTTAATAATGTTCTGCGGGGAAATAAGGTCATTTACTCCAGGGTCGCTCCAAAACCTACCCGGAACTCTGTTATGATGGAAGTCGGTCAAAGAGTAATACCATTCATCACCAGTGGACTGGATAGGCAACCTCTTTTGTTCGTTGATTACTTTTCCACCGCAACACACAACATAAAGTCCTTGTGGGTATTGTTTCGTTGGCGCAAACTCGACCTCTCGGAACAAAACAAGGTTGTCTTCTTCGTCGGTCATGGACTGAACGACAATCGGCCTGCCCTTCCACGGACTGACGGACTGGACTAATTTGCTCAAATATCTCTGGTAGTCTATTTGTGACCTGTCTTCGTCTTTGTTCTCTATTTTGGTTTTAAAGGTATCTTCAACCCATTCCTTGTCTTTTAAAGACTGAATCCCGATCCAGCGTTTCTGGTATAAACTGTCTCCAAGAGTGTCAAGGCGCACGTTGAAGGGAAGGATGCACTCGGTAGCAACGTCTCCCGTCTTAGACCTATCGGGAAGCCAAATACCTCCCTCTGCGTCTGCGTAGGTTCGCATAAACGCCGTTCCCGCAATACACAAGAGAATGGCGAGTTTTTCTTTCTCATCAAAGAACCGTCCATCATGTGCCTGGTCTAAGGAAACAAGCAAGGCCTGACCCGCGTCGGCAGCTTGAATATCCTCTTTCTCGTCGGTATTAGGCCATACCCTCGGAACCATTTTTTGATTCATCAGCATGGCAACTACTGACCGGACGTATTCACGCACTTCATTAGATACAGGCGTCGGCAAAAAAGGACTTTCCATTCTCCGTCTGAATTGACCGCTTGACGGAACGAACTCAAGATATTGTTCCCCAATATAATAAAGAATATTTCTTGAGATGATCTGCTCCATCATTTGCCGGGAGGTGTCCAAGCGGTCGTCAAAAAATCCGTCTATAGCTGACTTCAAGCTGTCATTATTGTCAAAGATTTCCTTTTTCATACTGGGATACCACGTTCAATCTGCTGCTCGTAGATTTCCTCTGGCGTCAAAGGTTTAGGTGGTTCACGCATAACTACTTCACCCTGCACAAAGGTTTCGTAATTCTTCGCTAGGATGCGATTCAGAAGGTCTTTCTCCTTAGCGTCCCACTTTTCACTCAAATCGTGAATCAAGTAACACTGTGCGGCGATAACCAATAAAAGAGGGATTGCAATGATAATTTCAGTCATTTCACCAATCATATAAAGCGTTCTCCATATCCTCGGCTTGTTTAACGTCTTCCCAAATCTGTTTTTGCTCCAAATCCGCAACTTTACTTATGGTTTCCGGTGGTCTATTGACCACTCTTGAGACTTTTTCAGCTCTTACGGGCCTTTGCATCATGATATGACAAGATTCATCATAAACATGATCTTCGGAGTCTGTGTCTATGTCCTCAATATTGTGTTCATCTAAAATAAGCGCCGGAATTGTCCTAATAAAATGCGAACAGTCAGAATAAACCTGAATCATTGGAATCCCGCACACTTTGCCTTTGTCATCATATGAAACTTTTAAATGTTCGTGGAATTGGCGGTATTTTAAGGCTCTTGACGGATCACCGGGGGCTAAAATCAATCCCGCATTCATAAATACTTCCGCAGTAGAAGGCATCTGACCACCTCCACGATAATCAGGCTTCTTGTTAAAACAGGTCGGATCGCATAAACGTCTTAGTTGAGGATTATAAACCTTCAGCCCAAGTCTTTCTTCAATGTCCGTCAAACCCATGATCTGCTCACGTTTAATAATCCCTGCCGCAATCTCGGTATCTGAAATCCTCATGCCCTGATTAGGAGTCCCCGACCACCCATACCACTCTGAAAAACGGTATTTCCTTCCGTCTGAGTCAATCCACCACCAACCAATCGAAAACGGCGCACCAAAACCCCAGTCAAACGTCATGAAAAGTGGCACACCCTCGGGATACAAACGCTTCTTTCCGTCCCTATGCTCAAAATACATCGGATCAACAACATGATAAAGTCTCGACCACTCCTGAAATGCCTGCCCCTTAAATAAATCCCAAGATCCGTCTCTAAAAGCCGCCCTTAAATGAGGTGGCAAAGTCTGCAATCCGGCCCAATAAGCGTCATCCAAATAAGGATTATCCTCTGCCTTCGATGGAATATAAATAAACGTCTTTGAGTAATCGGTAGGCTTTAAAAACTCATCAGGAAATATCTTGTCCATCCAAAGAGCCTTGCAAAAAGAATGGCCTATCCCACCTGGGTTTGTCGCCCCCACAAACACACAGGACATATCCGGTATCCCGGGCCATCTTAACCGCATCCGAAGGTCGGTAAAAGTGTTTAAATCGTTCTTAGTCAACTCATCAACTAATATCGCAGCAAATTCGGCCGACTGATATTTGGCAGGGTCATCTAAATTCCTCAAACAAATCACACCAGACCCGTAAGACTTGTGCAAAATGAAACACCTTCCATATTCCCTGTGATCAACATACATCGTCCCCAACCACGCCGGAAACTCCCTAGCCATCTTCCCTATCTGTCTGTCTTTCAACGAAGGATAGTCCTCACAGGCCAACATAACCTGAACATACTCCAACCCGTAATCCTTAGCGTAATTTACCAGCAACCGAACTGCAATCCATCGAAGGAAATAACTCTTTCCTCCCCCAAGAGCTCCGCCGTATAACAAATATTTGATCTCACCAGAATCTAACACCCTAACAGCGCTCATCTGCCGCTCTGTAAACTTGGCAACATCAATATCAAAATTGTATTCAGGAGCCTTCTTTTCTTCCTGTCGTTTCATAACATCCTTTTATAATCGAAAGTCTGGGATGGGGATATTGTCGTTGATAGCCACCCCACTGAAGGGGCATACCCCCTATCACTCCCCCCTGGAATAAGCATTCTTTTTTTCTCCTGCCCGTCGCCCTTGCTCATCCGCTCGACCACTCCGCTTGTTGGGTTACTCATCATCTGTTGCCCTGGCCGTGGACGGAGGAAAGGGATGGACACATTTGACATATGCTTTTCTGGCCTTTCCCTCCACCGGTATTTTCGATGTTTTTCATGTGGACATAATACTCCTTATATGACATACTTACGCCCCGTAACCTATTGTTTTTATTAGTGGATGATAAATCGTTGATAATTATCAGCCGTTGCCTGGGCATTATGTATCCAGCCTTACTCCTCCTTTTGTGGCACCGGAGGGATATCGATCACATCTCCCTCCACTTTGGCCGGTTGCTGCCGATCCCTGATGATAATCATTACCGGCTGATCGTTATTGCTCAACCCCCTCTCGATGCGCTCCTTATCGTAGAGCTGGGCTGCGGCCAGCACCCTGGAGCCGACCGGCGTCTTTTTAATGTCGGCGTCAGTAACAGAGCTTAATAATCTGTGTTGCATCCCCGCAAATACATTTGCTCTGTTGCTGATAAAGTCTTTAACCTCTCGGTGTGCCAAACCGTATCGTTGTAGCACGTGGACGACATTGACATGTGAGCAGTCGACCATTTTGCCGATTTGTGTTGTTGTTAGGTTTGGGTTATTGGTTTTTAGTTCAACTATTTTTTGGGTTCTGGCGCTTTTTGGGGGGTTTATTTGTAATTTCTGTAATGCCTTTTTTTTAATTGATTCTGCGGTCATGGTTGCCTGGTCGTTGTTTGTTTCCGGCTGCCGCCGGTCCTTCTGCTTCTGTCCGCCTTGCGGCGGCCCTGGGGCTAGTAATTTATCTTTCTTAAATAACTATGATCGCAATTGAACAGTTTTTTTAAGATTTTGGTATAATATTTTTTTTGATTTTTCTATTTGCTTATAAACGTATCTAGTTGATATATGTAGTTGATTTGCTATTTCTGGGGGGTCTAATCGTTCAAAGAAAAAAAGTGATAATATTATTTCACTTGTTCCCACCATGTCCGGCCATAATTGTGTTGTTCTGTCGTGGCAGGGGTTATTTTGCGGTGTTTCGTGCCCTGGCTCAACTTCGACGTGCCGGACTATCCATTCCATCGGTGGGCATAATTCTTTGCATGAGGCGAACTTGGGGCACATCCCGCAGTTCCAGTTTGTTAATAATGTGTCGTGTTTTTCTTTTGTTTTGATTTTGCGGCGTTTGTTGATCTTGAGCCGCTCTTTGCTTTTATTGATTGTTGGGCAGTGCGTGATTTCTTCCATCTATCACCGGGTTAATACAATAATTTTTCAATCTTTTCAATGGCTTCTTCCACACCTTCCATGCCATAACAATAAACAACGGG